ATAGAATTTCCTTGTTGAGATATAAAATCAGGTATAATTCTACTAACTCTCATAATATTTTCACCATCACCTCTAAGGTCAGCCATGTTAGTTGCAGCTCCTCTTATAACTTTTTGTGTAATATCATAATCTCCAGAAGTAATATTAGCAGGTATAGCTGTAGTCACACCTAGTCTTACTTGATTAACTCCTGTTTCGTGTTCATAGTAATAAGAAATTCCTTCTGTGTTTCCTGTTACGTCAAACGAAGTATCTGTTCCTGCATCGTATTGAGTTGCATGAGGTAATCCAAATACAGATGAATCCTGCCATGCTGATCTAATAAATAAAGAACTTGCGTTTACAAACCATATAGGTCGTTTAGCAGTAGAATCTAGATAACTATATGTAACTGATTGTGTATTTACATTAGAACCTGATTCAGGATAAAACCATGTAACTTCTCCAAACAAATTATTAATACCTGCATAAACCATTTGATTAGATGTCGTGTTAAGATTATTGTAAACATAATCTTCTACTAAACAATCCATGGATTCTAGTTTACCAGTGTATCTAAAAAAACCATTTTCTGACATCCAATATGCAGCACCGTCAACTTCTACCGCTGCATTCATGCCAATTAATCCACAGTTAGTACCAACTTGTTCAAAAGCAAATGTAAAAGGAGTACCAACAAAACGCATAGTAAATAAAGCTGTGTCACTCCAAACATAAATTGCATTTCTACCAAGTTCAGCTCCCATGATCCGTGATCCGTCGGCCAGTCTTTGTGTACCAGCACTATTCTCAGCTGTAGGTGCATAATCATTTATATTTTCTTGAGAAGAAAATCTTATAAACATATCATCTTGTGTAGTTTTATCACCGATAGTTGTTTCAGTTCCAAAAAATACTAAGTGACGATCAGGAGTAGATACTAACATATCACGTGACGCTGTTGGTGCACCAGATATAATAGTTGCACGTGTTGCTGTTGCGTTAGCTAAATCTGCATTCCATTCAAAACATTCACCGTTAAATATTAAAGCAATAAGTGTACTCCCTAAATTATCTAAAGCCCACATTCCAGGTTCTGCAACTTTATCCGTGGTCGATGCTGCTTGGCCCCAGGCTGAGTAAGAACTAAAATTAGTAACGGTTGCACCATTACTGTGAGAAGCATTAGCTGTTCCTCTAACATTTCTAGTTATTCCTGTAAAACTAGTTGCTGTAATGCCCGTATAAGAAATTTCTTCATTATCTACTTGTATAAAATTTGTTCCTGTGCTTGGAAATCCAGTAGTGCTAGCTACATTGATTGTAGTTCCTGATCCACCAGTTCCAGCAGAGTCAGCATTTAATGCTCCATTTAAAGTAGTGGTCTGTGGGTTTGTTACAGTACCACCCCATTGAGATATACCATAACCAAAAACTCCAATTTGTTCTGCTGGACCAACATGGTAATATTGAAAATAAGTTATGCCTCCAGATGTAGTTGCTCCTGATCCTGTTTCGGTAGCACCAACATTTATTTCTAAAGTTGTAGTTGTTGGCACAGCAGTAACCATAAATTTTTTATCAGCAAACGTTGAGGATGAAAAATTAGAATTTGTAATAGCTGTAAATGTAGAAGCATCACCAAATAAAATAATGTCTCCTACAGAAAAATTGTGTGCAGAAGAAAAAGTTAAAGTAACAGTTGGTTGACCATTGGTTGTACTAAAAAAATTAGTAACTGCGGTTCCTGATGGATTAACTAAGGGGTGTATATCATAGTATACTCCTCCAGAATATACATATAAAATTCTATTTGTGCCAATAGCAGCGTACTTAATACCTTCTCTATTAACCATGTGATGCAAGCCTCTAGCTGCACCAGTTAATTTACTATCTCCTAATTGAGACCAACCACCTATTTTTTCAGGTGTACCATATCTAAAACGTACATTTTCTCCACCTGTCCACTGTGATTCAGCTCCTGTAGATGTAACTTGTTTATTGAATCCTGGTAAAAAACCTAATTTTTGTAGCATTTAATTTCCTTATTATTAATACTTAGGCAGCACTATATTCCAATCTAATTCAAATATCAAATCTTTCAATAACACTTGTTTTGACCTGGTTTTTTTACAATATTCTCTAAGTTCTTCTACATCTACTATTATCCATTGATCTTTTAAATCAAATACTATTTTATCTGCTTTAGAAATATTATGTACTTTCTTACCCACGGCATTATTTTTATATTTAAATAAAGGTCTTAAATCAAATTTAAAAGATTTATTTGTTCTGTTTTTTAAAATACCCTCTACATCCCATGACTCTTTTTCTTTTTTATTTTTAAGTGGGTATTTAATACTTTTTAAATTTTTTATGAAGCTATCCAAGCTGTACCATTCCAGTCATAAACTGTTGGTGTTTCTGAAGTATCATTTGATTTTGTAGCTTCCCAACCTTTTGTGTTGTCAGCTTGATATTTTGTATCATTCCAAGAAATTCTATAAAAATATTCTTCAGGATTTTCTGCTTGTGTAATTGATGGTCTATCTATTGGTGGTTGCCATTCATTATCACCATCTAGTGACCATGATTGTTCGGGTTGTGGTCCTATAAATTTATCTTTTACAGGATCGTAAACATCTCCGGTACCTGCATATTTTTTTCTAAAATTATGATTGTAAGAAGTTTGTTTCCAAATCCCACCTTTAAAAAATTTAATACACCATGTTTCTCCATCAACATGCATGTCATTGTCTTCTAAAATTCCACCGTTTGCAGGAATATCATTTCCTACAACAACAACTCTTTGTACAACTAGATGTGTATCTGACGTAAATCCAGTAGGATCTGTCATTTCTTTTAATTCTGCAAAATGTGCCATATTTTTACTCCAATAAATTTAACATTATATTATTTTTTAGATACCGTCAACTTAGATCCTTTAAACCATCCAGGTAATCCAATTAAAGGTCTTTTATCTAATTTATTTTCTTTAGCTGTTTTAGAACCCGTCTTATTATAGTGTAAAAAAACTTGGCCACAGTCTTTGCCTTTAAATTCTTCCCTCCAATGTTCAAGGTCACAACCAGAATATATTAACATATCTCCTGGTTCAAGATCAACTTTAACACCTGCTTGACCTTCTCTACCTGTAGGGTCTAAATATATAGGCCATGAATCACCACCTAGATTCAATGTTGTAGATATCTCACATGAATATCTATCTTTATGACGAGCTAAGACATCTCCATTTTTATATATTCTTGCATAAGAATAAGTCTCGCTTAATTTTAATCCTGTATGTTTTTCCATAACAGGTTTTACTTGTTGTAATAAAGTTTCCATTGCAATGTCACCATAGTGTGAATAAGTATTAGGAACTTGAGGATCATTCCATACTCCAAAGTATTCAGTAAATGGTGATATAAATTTACTCTCAAATAAAACTTTCGCTACATTTCTTTTATTTAAAAAATATTGATAAACAAAGTTAGCTACTTCTTTTGAGATAGCTCCTTTTAAAACACTATATTTATTTTTTTTGAACGACATCTAATGCTCCTTTCGGTATTGCTTGACAGTTAAAATGTATAAATCTAAATGGGTTATAACCCATATCTACAGCGTACTGATGAGGCATGTACGATGGAAAGAAAATCATTCTACCTGGTTTTACTTTATAATTAATTTGTGATGTTGCGTAAGTTACTTTTGTTTTATCTTTTTCTGGTAAAAGATTCATAATATTACCTGGTCTTGGATCTTCAAATATAGGTAAAGATGTAGATTCATCTGCTTTTAAAAAATAAAAACCTGATATATGACCATTCCAATGTGTGTGTAAACTATGGTGCCCACCACCTTTTTTAGCAAATTCTTGTACCCACATTTCAGTCAAAAAAACATTATGTTCATCTAAACTAAATCCCATTTCTAACAATAAATTTCTAGATGTTGCAATAATATAATTTTGTAATTTCATAAAATTAGAATCATTAATAAGAGAAATAGAATGAAATACATTACCCATGTCTCCTTTGTCACCAAATTTTTTATTACGTTCATCTATAGCCGGTTTTGATATTTTTTTAGATTCTTCAATATATTTGTTCGAGACTTTATTTAAGTCTTTAACAAATTCCGGTGCATCTGCAAACCATATAGGACATTTAAAATATTCCTCTACTTGTAAATGTTGAGGAAAAGTTAAATTTTTTTTCTTAACTGACATATTAATTTAACTCCATATAATTTTGATGTCTATCTTGACCAAATGTTCCACAAGGAAAAAAATTAAATGCACAACAATATCTATCGTTTTTATTCAAATTGTTTTCTACAGAATGCTTTAAATGACTTGGAAAAATAATTAAATCCCCTTCTTTTGGTTTCACTATAAATGATTGGCAATTATTAAGATCATATTCTTCATATTCTATTTTAATTACATTCGGAAAAAGATTGTTTAAATTATCCCTGTAAAAGATTAAATTTCCAGAATTTTCATAAGTTTTCAAATATAATACCCCACTAATTAAACTATTTTCATGGTAATGACTTTGAGACCAATCGTTATGCAAATGTTTAGTACACCAACTATTTAACATTTTAAAATTTATATTGTTTTTTATTTTAAGTTTTTCATATACATAATTATGTAAGTTTTTAAAAATTTCTTCTTTTAAAGAAAATAATTTTTTATTGTTTAAAACATATTTATTAGTAGTGACAAAACCGTTATCAAGTTTTATTCTTTCATAATTTTCTTCAAATAATATATTTTTATATTCATCTTTTAAGTTTAAATTACTTAAAAAAATGGGTGTAGAGAATAAGTTTAATAGTTCCATATTATTTAAATGGGTATCCTAAATTCCAAATCACCAAACTGTTTCTTTCTCCACTTTTAACTGGACATACTCTATGCCATACAAATGAAGGAAATACAACCAAAGATCCTTTGGGTAATATCTCTTTACATTTTACAGGTTTTCTTTTTTTATTAGGATCATGTTGTCTAAAATCAAATTCTAACTCACCGCCTTTATAATCTTTTGGATCAGATAAAGTTACTGTTACTGATAACTTTCTTATCTTACCATGCGATGGATCGTTAGGTTGTTGTCTTTCATAAGGCCTATCCCAACTATCACAATGCCAATCGTAGTATTGACCTTTTTTATATTTTGTAAATTGACAAGATTCAGACCAATCCCATTCAAAGTTCCATCCAGCTAATTCATTTGCTTTGTTAACATATGGCTGTATTTCTTTGTAAACCCATGTCTCATTTATCCAAACAATATTAGAATTTCTTTTTTTCTTTAGATCTTTTATTTGTGCTTTATTTAATTTTTTATCACCATAACCACCAGTGACTGCCATTTTATCTTGAAGTTGATGACCATATTTTACAATGTCATCACAAATACGTTCTGGAATAGCTGATTGAAAATAGTAGTAATAGTTAAATAAATTCATATATCTTTATACTGAATTTATATCATTTGAAAAATTTAAATCAATATAATTACTAATTTGATTTAAATATTAAGCAGAAATAGTTAAAGTTCCACTCACTGTAAATTTAGCAGTTTTTGTACTACATGGTGTACTAGTTACAGAATTTGTTCCAGGGGTAACTGTTACATTAGGATATGCATTTGGAATTCTAAATGCTGCTACACCACTTCCACCAGCAGCACCATTGTCTTGACTGACTGAGGGTGAAAAATTTTTAACTTCAAGACCACCAGATCCACCACCGCCTCCGGTTTCGTTAGTTCCAGCAGTTGCATTTCCAGCAGTGTTACTAGCTCCATTGCCGCCACCACCAGATCCACCAGATCCACCAACTAAATTTGGTCCAAATGGATAAACTGATCCACCGCCGCCTCCAGAAACTACTCCACTAGCTCCTACAGTTATTCCAGGAAAACTAGGTCCAACAGATTTTCCTGGTCCACCATTACCGGCACTTCCAAATGGGGGACCTCCACCAGGTCCAGATGCGCTGGCTCCTCTACCACCTGCGCCTCCGGCACCGCCGGCTAATCTTGTTCCTCCATTACCACCGCAAGGATTCGAAGATGGATTTACACCACCACCAAAACCAAAACCAAAACTTCCTGAAACTCCTGCTTGGCAACCTTGAATAGCATTACAAGGTGCATTTTGAGTTCCTCTTCCAGGTCCACCACCAGATCCTCCTGGGTTAAAATTTCTTCCTCCGCCTTTTGCAATAACTTGTCCAGCAGTTGAATCAATTGTGCTATCTACTCCAGTGTCTCCATTACCTGGAGGAGGC